GTTTTAGAATTAAAAGCAGTAGTTGAGAAAGAACATCAAGAAAGTAAGAAGTATTACGGGCATAAACTTGAAGATGTAAGGCGAGTGCAGTTTTATTGTTGGTTTGCTGCTTTTATTATTACTAGTTTGTTGTTTTATTTTAATCTTGTATGAGCTGGGTTAAGTATTGGTTTGTTGTATTTTTATTTGAGTTGGCTATTTGGTCGTATGTAATTTATTTACATTTTGAGATTAAAGAACTAGAAAAAGTAAAATTACCTAAACCAAAATTTGACAAAGAACATAAAGTAATAGTCCGAACCAAGAAAGATATAGTCCGTGGATGATGAACTTTTTAAATGGTGGACAATGTTTGCATTAATTTGTATGATGTTAATTATTCTATTAAAGGATTGATATGAGTTGGTTAGATACTATTGAAAAATTAGCGCCGACTGTAGCAACGTGTTTAGGAAGTCCTGTAGCTGGTATGGCTGTTTCTGCTCTTGAATCTGCATTAGGTATGAATAGCGATGATATTCAAAAGACAGTAGAAACAAATAAATTAACGGGCGATCAAGTTGCAGCGATTCAACAAGCTGAGATTGCATTAAAAGCAAAAGCACAAGAATTAGGTTTAAATTTTGAACAATTAGCTGTAGATGATCGTAAATCTGCTAGAGACATGCAGACAGCAACAAAGTCATCTATTCCAGCAATATTAGCAATCGGTGTAACTATTGGTTTTTTTGGTATTTTGGTAGGTTTAATGACTGATAATGTTACAAAATCCGATGCTTTGCTTCTTATGTTAGGTTCACTTGGAACTGCTTGGACAGCAATAGTAAGTTTTTACTTTGGTAGTTCATCCCATTCTGAAAAACAATCTGAAATGTTACATAACTCTACTCCACTAAAATGATTGATAATTTTAAAAATTCCCTAGAATTAGTATTAAAAGACGAAGGTGGTTTTGAAACACAAACCACAGATGCCGGCAACCATTTACCTGACGGCCGCGCTGGCTCAACCAATCTTGGTGTAACTCAGGCTAATTGGGAAGCTTTTGTTGGACATCCAGTTACTTGGAATGATATGAAGGCTTTAACAGCGGAACAAGTTACACCTTTTTATAAGCGTAAATATTGGGATGTAGTACATGGCGATGAATTGCCTACGCCGATTGATTATATGGCATTTGATTTTGCAGTTAATGCTGGTACTGGTAGAGCAATAAAGCTATTACAAAGTGCTGTGGGTGTAACTGCGGATGGTGCTATGGGTCCTATGACTATATCTGCAATTCATGCAATTCCAGTAAAGCAAGTTATTGAAAGATATACAGATGAAAAAGAAAAATTTTACAAAGGTTTGCATAATCCAACTTATGAAAAAGGCTGGTTAAATAGAGTTTCAAGAGTAGAATTAAACGCTATTCGCATGGTGGCGTAAATGCCTTTAGCAAAACTTCTGTTACGTCCGGGAATGTATCGTGAAGGCACGATTTATTCCAATACAGGAGGATGGTATGACGGCAATTTTGTAAGATTTAGGTCTGGTCTTGCAGAAAAAATTGGTGGTTGGATACAATATTCTGCACTTCAATTTCAAGGAATCTGTAGATCTTTATGGAGTTGGACGACATTAGCGGGCGCTAGTCTTTTAGGATTAGGCACGAATTTAAAATATTATGTAGAACAAGGTGGATATTATAACGATATAACACCTATTGTTTATTCTGATACATTAACCAATCCATTTACAACAGTAAGTGGTTCAAAACTTGTAACAGTAACAGATTCCAACTATAGCCCAAATATTGGCGATTATATTATTTATTCTGGTGCTTCATCGGTTGGTGGCATTTTAATTAGTGGTGAGTATACAGTTACTAGTATTGTAAGTTCAACACAATATAAAATTACAGCGGCAACAACGGCAACCTCTAGTGCTACGGGCGGTGGAACAGTTTCTGTACAATATGAATACCCGATTGGTTTAAATATAGCAAATACAGCAAACGGCTGGGGATCAAGTCCTTGGGGTGCTGGTGGATGGGGATTACCTTATGCAACAGGTATTTCATCTCAACTTCGCTTATGGACTAATGATAATTACGGGCAGGATTTGGTAATAGCACCGCGTGGTGGATCCTTATATTATTGGCAAGCAAGTGGATATTATACAAATGGTGTTATAGCTGCACTCGGAACTAGGGCGCAATCATTACAGACATTAGCAAATTATGCTCAGGCGTTAACAGATAATTCTACTTTTAGTTCTGGTGTAACTACAATTACAGTTTCTGCCACGAATGCAGCATTTATTTATCCATTTATGTATATAACTGGCACAGGTATTCCTGCTGGAACATATATCACAAGTGCTTATTCTACGGGGTCTACATCAGTACCTATATCAAATGCAACCACAAGTGCAAGTTCAGGTTCGTATTCTTATTCTTATGCTGGCTCATTTATTCCTAATGCAACCAATCAGGTGATTTCTTCTGCAATTCAAGAGTTTATTATTACTTTTGGATCTAATCCATATCAACCCAATACTCCAAATACGACATTTAATCCTTTATTGGTTAGATGGTCGGATCAGGCTAATCCATATCAATGGGTACCAGCATTAACGAATCAGGCCGGTGAATTTGCATTATCAAACGGATCTTATATTGTTGGTGCAAGAGCAACGCGTCAAGAGATATTGGTGTGGACAGATACTTCTATTTATTCTATGCAATATATTGGAACTCCATATGTTTGGGGATTCCAATTATTAATGGATAATATTTCGATACTTTCTCCTAGCTCCATGATAACTATAAATAATATTACATATTGGATGGGTAATGGTAAGTTTTATACATATACAGGTACAGTACAAACACTACCTTGTGCATTAAAACAATATATTTTTGATGATATTAATATGCAACAGTCATTCCAGATATTTGCGGGATCTAATGAGGCATTTAATGAAGTATGGTGGTATTACTGTTCTGCTAATTCAACTACAATTAATCGGTATGTGGTTTATAACTATTTAGATAATGTTTGGTATTATGGACAGCTTGCTAGAACTGCTTGGCTAAGTTCACCTGTTAAGGTATATCCTATTGCTGCTGACTATAATAGTCGGTTGTTGTTGCATGAAAATGGAAATGACGATGTATCAACAGGAACGGCTGTACCAATTAATGCTTACATACAATCATCAGATGTAGAGGTTAATCCAAGTGATGCTGGTCAGCATTTTGGATTTGTGTGGAGGATGTTGCCAGATGTAAACTTTAACGGCTCAACTGTAAATGATCCGTACGTTAATATTACTTTAGTTCCACGCCAGAATTCTGGAACATTATACACAGCCGCGGATAATCCACAGGTTACTAGCGGAAATGACTTTTCTGCTGCACCAGAGTATACAGTAAACCAGTTTACAGGACAGGTTTATACAAGGTTAAGAGGCCGTCAAATGGCATTTAAGATTAGTTCTAATAGTTTAGGTGTTGCTTGGCAATTAGGCACTCCAAGATATGATGTAAGAAGTGATGGTAGAAGATGACGAATCTTAATGTTAAACAATATAACGGGATTCCATTAAATCCAGCACCACCAAACTTGCCTGTTGCACCTACGGAATATAATGCTGAACATGATAATCAGGTATTGAGCCAGTTAAGATTGTATTTTAACCAGTTAAATAACTTCTCTTATGCTATTTCTACGCCTAATTATGGAAGCACACCTCAGCGCCCGACCAAGAATTTGTTAACGGGGCAAGTATTTTTTGATACCACGCTTGGATATCCAATATGGTGGGATGGGTCAAAATGGGTAAACAGTAGCGGAACGGCTGTATAAATAGTAAAATTTAAATAATTTAAGGAAATTTATGTCAGGCAATAATAGTAACTTACTTGATACAGGTTTAATGATCGCAGCTGGTGTTGCCGCGCCTGAACTTGCGCCTGTTTTTATGGAAGAATTAGGTGTCGGTAGTGCACTTGGAACAGGTTTAGCTGGTGCTGCATTAGGTGGCGCTGCTGGAACAATAACCGGTAAAGATCCTTTACAATCTGCGTTGATGGGTGGCTTAGGTGGATATGCTGCTGGCGCATATGGTGGAGAAGCTCCAGCGACTAGTTTATCACCTGAAACTCAATCAGCTATGAATCAAGGGGCAGCCAATGTTGCAACAGATGCTACAAGACAATCTATTATTTCTAATCCATCATATTGGGATACAGCATCACCAATAAGTCAATTACCAGAAACGGGTTCAATAACGCCAAGCCAATTAGGTAAATTAAATTTAGGGCCTGATGCAAATACAACATATGGACAAATATATGGTCAGACAGCTTCTAACATTGTTGGTAATCAAGGTCCAACGGGAATAAATGCATTATTATCAAATCCTAAAGCATCAGCTATTGCTGGTGGAGCTGCTGGGCTTGGAGCATTATTAACTGCACCGCCACCAAGTATGACACCAATTTCTCAGCCGGGTGATAGATTAAATACAACATATACGTTTGATCCAAGAAGATTTAAGCCAAGTAATGCGCCATATTATGGATATGCAGAAGGTGGAGAGGTTGAACGTTTTGATGGTGGTGGGGGTGTGCAAGTAGATTTGCATGGAACAGCAAGTTTACCGGGACAAGGAAATCAAATTCCCGGAGGTTATCAACAAGCTGGTAATGGTGGAAATGGATTTGGATCATCAAGCGGACTTAATGGACAGTTAATTACAGATCAATTAATGCAGACAGATCAATTAATGCAGGCACTCCCATTTGTACAGAATGCAAAAGCTGGTGGCGAAATGCACTCATACAACCTTGGATCCTATTCAGATGGTGGAAGATTATTAAAAGGACCGGGAGATGGAATGAGTGATGACATTCCAGCCACGATTGGACATAAACAACCAGCACGTTTAGCAGATGGTGAGTTTGTAGTTCCAGCAGATGTAGTAAGTGGTTTAGGAAATGGTTCTACGGATGCTGGTGCAAAACACTTGTACGCTATGATGGATAAGGTGCGAGAAGCCAGAACAGGTAATTCAAAACAGGCTAGAGAAATAAACGCAGACAAGTTCATTGATGGCTTAAAAAAAAACTTCGCTGACGGGGGAAATGTAAGTGCAGGACCTATGCCTGCTGCAAATGCAGGTATTGTGTCAATAGATCCTAATGCTGCTGCACAGTTTTTTTCAGGACAAGGATCTCCATTTGAAGGATATGGTTTAGGTAAAATAGGTTCAACTGGATATTTTGGACCATCTTTAACAACACCTTATAGATTGCCAACGCCAACAAATCCAAGTGGAGGAGGTGGAGGTGGAGGATCACCATTACCAGATATTCCGCCAGATATAACTCCTCCAGAAGAACCACCACCAGAAGAGCCACCACCAGAAGAACCGCCTGTAATTGTAACTCCTGTTCCAGAGCCACCAATTACTATTGAGCCAATTCCTCCGGAAGAACCTACTCCTCCTGAGCCCCAGCCAACTCCTGAGCCAACGCCTCAACCTACTCCTCAACCAGTACCACAGCCTGAGCCAACTCCTGAACCAACTCCTCAGCCAGTTCCTCAGCCAACGCCTGAACCATTACCACAACCACTTCCTATTCCGGGTGTTTATTACACATCTAATGGAGATGGAACATTTACTGGTTCAGATGGAAATATTTATACACAAGATCCGGGCGGTACATTTAGTCCATATAATCCAACGCCATTACCGAATCCTGAGCCGCAACCAGTACCGCAACCA